TGATCTATCTGACAAATTATAAATCCAATCAACACTGTTGAAGTAAAAAAGAACTGATAGTACAGTATCAAGCGATACATTCTTACCATTTTCCAAATTTCTTAAAGTAGGTATAGATAATCCTAGTATAGAAGCAAACTCACCTTGTTGAATATTTTCTTGTAATCTTAGATTGCGTATATGACTTCCTAACTCTTCTGCAATTTGTGTTATATCATCATGAGTTTGATCATTAGTTAATAAGAAGTCAAATGAGTAAGGCCCATCAATTTTATGATAGTCTTCTGCTTCATCCACACATATATAACTTGATATGAAATTTTTAACATTCTCAAAATGATTGTCAGATATAAATTCTGTGTATCCATCATCATGTTCCAGTAACATTTTGTTTTTGTCTCTAGATGGTTTGAAAATTCCTTTTAGAGTTCTCTCTAACTGGTATAGATGATATAGAGAAGGTAATTTGTACCATACTGAATCATCTGATAATTCTCCCCAAGTATCAAGATGTTTCTTAACCCTCTTGTTATTTGGTGCTGTTGAGATACCCATCTTCATAATTTCTGGTAATGTCTTGAATTTGCAGATGTAAAAAATATACATAACTTGTCTCCTTCATACTAATATAAAATAACTTCACTGTTATTTATGTTAATACAAAAGAGACTTTCTTTTAGTTATTATTTCAACTCTTTTTTCAGTTCCATCAACTCTTCTAACCACATTTCTTGTATAGTTATGTCAGAAACTTCCTTTAAGCGCAACTTCTTCTTTTCAATATCCAATTTTAGTTCAGTGATAGTATCTGATGAAAAACTATGTATTGCCATGTTGATCAAATAAGAAAAAGAATCGTTGACTTTGTAAAAAGGAAAACTTGTGTTCAATGTTATTGAATCAGTTATTGATTGCTTAGTTTCTTTAAAGACTTTGATCTTACCTTCTAGTACCAGCTTGACGAAGAAGAACTTGCTACCTGCAATCATCAAATCCTCTTTCAACTTCTGGATCAGATAGACTTTTCTCTTCTCATAGTAAGCAAATCGAACCTTGACATAAGCTTCTAGTATCTCAATATCAGACTTGAATTCAACTATCTCATTGTTCTCACCGATACAAGTAAAGTTCTCTGTTACACGCTTTACCAGCTTCAGTTTGTCAATGATGTAAGCATCGTCTTTGGCAACAAACTCTCTGGATGCTTTTATCTCAAAGAGAAACTTGTTCTCTTTTGGTTCAGATTTATCAGTGAAGTCAGCAATGACTTTATCATCTTCCAGTTTAGATAGGATTGCACAGTACTTTTCAATGTCATATCCAATAGGAAGTTCTGTAACATGGATAGTAGAAGTGTTTTTTCTCTCAAATTTGCCATATATCTCATAAGAGAATCCTTCGACTCTTCTTACTTCACCAGTAAATCCATTGAAATATGGAAGCACATTGTATGGTTTCATACATGGACATGGACTTTTACAATACTGTACAAGATATTGTATGATATCTTTGATGTTCCTTGGAAGAATCTTTTGAGCAAAGCCTGTACCAATACCTTCAGAACCGTTGACAAGGATCATAGGAACAATTGGTACATAGAACTGAGGTTCAATCTTTGTTCCTTCAAACTCTTGTGGGATAAGAATGTTTTCATCTATTGATCTGAACAGTGTATCGTATATCTTTTCCTTGTTGATGTAGATGTATCTGGATGCACCAGCTTTCTGGATGCATACAGAACCGAAGTCACCCTTTGGTTCAAGGATATTGACGTTGTTTGCACCAGCATAGTTCTGAGCCATACCAGAGATTACACCCTCAAGGGAAACCTGACCATGAAGGTACTCTAGGGTATCTACAATCCTTGCCGCTAAAGAGGCAACCTTGGTCTTCTCCTTGAGGGTTTTGACTGCACATATAACCTTCCTTGAAGAAGGTTTTGCTCCATCAATGAAGTTCCCAATTCCCCTGAATGCACTATAACTTGCAAAAGCACTAAATTCATCATCAAAAAACTGTTTAATTTGCACCTTCAAGTTCCTTATCTATTAGATAATCACATTTTTCGTGCCAATATTCAAAAGATGTAGCGCATACAGGGCAAGGAATAAATATTGTTTCACCCCAAGGGTACTCACCACTATCAATAATTTCTAATCCATTACAACTTTCACATGTCATATAGTTGTTCTCCTTTATTTATGGTAATCCTTTGTAATACATAAATACTAGTATAAACATATTTCAAAGGAGTCTTTATGTATCATCTTGTATATCTTACTACAAATCTTGTTAACAACAAAATCTATGTTGGTGTTCATTCTACTTATAATCTTGAAGATGGATATCTTGGCAAAGGTATAGCGATTAAAAAGTCTATTATAAAATATGGTAGAAAGATGTTCAAAAGGCAAATACTACACTTCTGTTTAACTAGAGAAGATGCATTTAAACTAGAAACCCAAATAGTTGATATTAACTTTGTTCTAAGAAAAGACACTTACAACTTAACAATTGGTGGTGTTAATCCATATGATCACAAATCACATCCAAATCGTGAAAAATTCAAACATATCTACTCAGAAAATGCTAAAAAAGGTTATGCATCAATGTCAACAGATAAAAAACAGATTATGTTTCAAAGACGTAAAGAAACTTTAGCACAAGAACACATACAACTTCTACATAAAAACAACACCAAAATTGGTATGGCTAATATGTCTGATAAAGATAAAGAACTAATGCGAACCAATATGAAAGGTAACAACAATAACAAAAAGAAATGGTTGTTATCAAATACATTGGGGCAACAGTATATCATAGAAGATTTAAAAACATTTTGTAAAGAAAATGGGTTTAGTTATGGGTATATGTTCTACACCCTTAGAAAGTTAAAAAAACCAAAATTCTGGAATCTACAACAAATAGATTAAACACTACTTATGTTAAATTCAATATCTCTCAGTTGTTCTTTACGATAGTCAACAGTAGCAGAAGACAACCAGTTCCGTATTGAAGTTTCTGAATTTTCATCAAAATCATATGTCTGAATGAAATGCTCAATACCATGAAGTTTTATTAATTTGTTTAAATCTGATGCTTCCCAAGAAGCAAGTCCTTTCATATATGAATAATTATATGAAGGATTTTTACCTTCATTGTATTCAGGTAGAGTGAAGAAGAAATCTTTAATCTTCCCTGCTCTATCGAATCCTGCAACTATAGGTGTCCTGATGAATTTGATTCGTTTTCCTTTCAACAAGGAAAGACCGAACTTGTAGAAGAACCCAAGGAGCAATCCACGAATGGCGATACCATCAAGGTCTTGGTCTGAGGCAATCAAGACAAACTCATATGTTAGATCATTTTGTATGTCTTTGTCAAGTCTTAAATTCAAAATAGTAACAATGTTCTTGATTTCGTCATTTGTCTTGATCTTTTCAAACTTCGCTTCCAATACATTCAATGGTTTACCCTTCAGTGGGAAGTAAGAGAACTGTTCCCTACCAAGGACTGACATTAAACCATTACAAGCTGAGTCACCCTCTGTCAGAACAAGATACTTTTTGTATCTGGTAGCTGGATAATATTTGTCCACTCTAACTTTCTTTTTCTGTTGACCAAGCTTCTTCAGTTCAACATTTTCCTTGACCTGAAGTTTTAGTTTGTAAGACTCCACAATTGGCATGATAATTTCATCGTTCTTCAGGATGCTATTCATGAACTTTTCGGATAACAGTTCATCAATCAGAATTTTGAAATTGTTAGTTGATACCAATCTTTCTTTTGTCTGACTATCGAAAGCTGGATTCTTCATTCTAATAGACAGAAGTAGAAAGATTTTACTTTTGATATCAATTGGTTTGACTTCCAGTTTGTGTTTCTTTTTCAGGAATGCCCTGACATGTTCGATGATCTTGTTGGTAGCATAATCGACATGAGTACCACCCCTCATTGTATTGGCACCGTTAACGATTGATAACTGCTGAAAATCAGTGTCTGAATAGAAAATGGCTACTCTACCATTCTCAACTTCATTACACTCATAGATTGGATGTATGGACTCCACAAACTGTTTTAGCTTTGGTACAGCAATCTTCTCACTGTTGAACCAGAAGGTTACTTCAGGATAAGCGAATGCTAAATCTCTGACACGTTTCTCATACAGAGTTCCAAGGTGTTCCTTGACTGCTTCTGTTACTTTGAAATAATCATAGTTTGGGTAATATTGAACTGCTGTATAGTTCAACTTGGAATCTTCCATTACTGGCTTTCTTTTGATTGCCAGATGGTTTTCATATGTCTGTTTGTAGTACTTCTGACCATTAGCAGTCTCTACTGTGAACTTCTTGGAGAAGATAGGAACAAGACTACCACCAACACCGAATTGACCTACAAGCATTTCCTTGTTGGTATCATCGAAGTTTGATCCTGCACGAAGGTGTGTGAAGATGATTTCAGGTGTCCACTTCTTCAGCCCTGAGTCAAACTCAATAGGTAAACCTCTACCAGTATCTCTGACAATCACTTCACCTGTAATAGGATCGTAGTTGACCTTGATCTTGGTACTGTATTTGAATTGTGTCCTGATAGCTTCGTCAAGGGAGTTTGAAATGATTTCATCAAACAGTTTGAGTAGTGCAGGGATTTGTGGAATGTCTTTTAGAACAATCTTACCAGCTTCATATACATAGGTAGGAAAAACTTCTTCTGTTGTTGATCCTGCGTACATCTGAGGTCTGAGCAAAACGTGTTCAACATCTGTCAACGACTTAATATCATTCTTTCGTAGTGGTAACATATAATATAAATATTCCTTTAAATTTAACTAAATACAACTTTACATAAATACCTATGATAAGTTTAAAATTTCTATCATGAGGTATTTATATGAAAAAGTTAACAACACAAGAGTTCATACAAAAAGCAAAAAATGTGCATAGTGATAAATTTGATTATTCCAAAGTGGTATACACTACTGCAAAGAATAATGTAACAATCATATGTGAAATTCATGGTGAGTTTATGCAAACTCCTGATAATCATATAAGAGGTAAACAAGGATGCCCTAAATGTAAGTGTAATACACTTAAAAACATAATGTTATCAACTCAAGAGGATTTCATCCTCAAAGCTCAACAAGTACATGAAAACTTATATGATTACTCATTAGTAGAATACACCGACAGTAGAAACAAAGTTAATATAATTTGTTCTAAACATGGTATGTTTGAACAGATCGCAAATGATCATTTACAAGGTAAAGGTTGCCCAAAATGTTACTCTTCAAAGGGTGAAGATAAAATCAGAGATTGGTTAAAAGCTCATGATATAAACTTTGTTGAGCAAAAAAGATTTAGTGATTGTAAATTTAAAAGATCATTGCCATTTGACTTCTTTCTTCCAGAACATAACATTTGTATAGAGTATGATGGTATTCAACATTTTGTTCCACATAGCTTTAATTCTGATAAATCTACAATAACAATGAACACAAATTTAGCAAGGGTTCAGATGTTAGACTCAATAAAAACTAATTTTTGTAAAATGAATAATATCATCTTACTCAGGATAAGTGGAAGTGTGTCTAGGATAGAGAATTTTTTAAAAGTTCTCCTATGGAAATCCTAAATATC